GCTTTCCAAGTCTCAACATCTTCTTCAAACTTTTTCTTGCGTCCTTCCTGAGATGCAGGCAAACCGACCAATGCTTCGAGTCTTTTCTTCATACTCGGTATAGTGGATAGTGCCTCATTACTGGTCCATGTTTCTATAATTGTTCCTCCCCAAGATGTATCAATCAATCCTATTGGCACATTACGGTATTTATTCAAATCACGTCCAAAGAAGTAACCTGCTGCAGAAAAGTCCGCTACACTCTTTGATGTACACACTTGCCAACCATTCTCTTTTACTGTAATATTCTCAACAGGTGTAGGACTCATCGCATTTTCTACCAATAAGAAACGAATATTAGGATAATTATTTGCCTCTTCTTTCTCCTGTTCATAGTTCTTCACCTTACCCCAACCTTCTACCTGCATTTCCATGTTGGTATTGATAACGTAATCAGAGAAATTCATAAATACTGCGATTACGTCGCCCTCGTTTGCGTCGTCCCAGCTCGGTAAAACGTCGTCCTCTACAGTTTCCACATTCTTACCCATAAAACGGTATGTTTCCTCTCCGTTCACGCCGTAGTTTGTGCGTCCGATAGGCTGCCCGTTCTTATCTTCCATGCCGTCAATGCCAGTATCAAAAGTGGACTGGTTCATAACAAAGCTGCCGTTTCTGTACGCCTTTTTCATTTTGCCTTTTACCTTGTGCCAGCCGTTCCAGCTTGCATACTCTTCCGGTGTCAGAGTAATTACAGCTGTTACCCTGCTGTCTTTCAGAACGCCCAGCGGCTGCCCCTCGCCTGTACCGTTGAAAATGGCAATTTCGATAGCCTTTACCATTGCCTCTGTTGCCATAGGTACGAACAAATCAGTAAACATTTTCAATGTTACTACATTTGCTAAAATGCTTTGGGAAATTTTGCACTCCAAACCGTAATAATTGAAAGTTACGGAATTTTTAGCAGATGCTTTCTGGTCGTCGCTGCTCTTTGCCTCTGTAATCCAGTGTGCAGTAGGCTTTAAGTCTGCAATCGGAATGGAAACGCCGCCCTGTACGTTAATCTTACGCACCTTTGCATAAATGCTGCCGTAGCTTTCCAGTTTCTGGATAATTTCATTCATAATAGTTGTCGGAATCACAGCGCCGCTGTCTGCTGTGGTGGTGGTTTCAGCTGCTCTGTACTCTGCCGGAATAGCAACGCCTCTGCATACATAATTCATAAACGCTTTTCTGTATGCCGTAGTGTCGTATTTGTCCTCTGGTTCTCCTGCTCCTGCGCCGCCTGCTCCCTTGAAATTTCTAAGCAGCGTGGTATCTGCTCCCGCTCCACCTGTCGGCTCTCCTGCTGCAATTCTTTCAAGCAGCTTTTTACGTTTCTCTGCCGCTGCCAGTAAAGCGGTACGCTCTTCCTGTAAGTCTGTTACCTCTGTTTCCAGTTTTGTAATTTCCTCGTCCGTAAGCTCTGCCGCTCTGGTGTTAAGCTCTTCTTTGATTTCGGCTAATCTTGCCTCAATTTCCTTTAATCTCATAGTCTGTGTTCTCCTTTTTTGTTTTGATTTTTATAAGCTCGCCTTAATCTTTAGTATTGCTGCCCGCCTCTTAAGCAACTCCTGCCGCTCCCGCTCATAACTCCTACTCGCAAAAGCACGGGCGCTTATTTCAGTATCGTTATTTGCCGGAATACTCACGGCTGATACATCATAAACCTTTTTGATTTTCAAAATTGTTCTTGTATGTGTTTCTCTGTCGTAGCTTTCCTCTGCCACTGTAAACGCCCATGACATTTTAGTAATCATTCCTGCGCTTATGTCTTGATACAGCCCACGGGCTAAGTCTGTCCGGCTTAAGTCTGCTGCCACGAAAAGCCCCTTTACGTCCGGCTCTAAAATCAGCGTATTATTTGACTGTCTGGCAAATACTCTGCCCTCATGGTCGTACTGCATGATAACGTCACTCATGTCTGCGCTGTCTAATGCGTGTGCGTCTATTCTTTCGTAAATCTTTGTGCCGTCCTCAAACTCATATAAAAGGTATGGCGCATTAAATGTAGTAGCGTAGCCCTCTACGTAGCACTCCGACTGTAAGCGCTTTTCGCCGGAACTCTGCGCAGCCAGAGGCGCTACCAGCGTTCTATATTCCCGTTCTTTCTTAACTGGCATTATTTACACCCTCTTTCTCTTCCTGTCCTTTCTGCGGCTCTTCTCCCGCTGCTGGTTCTGTCTGCTGCGGTACTTGCTGTATGATAACTGGCTGCTCACTTCCTTTGTGCAGTTCGCTTACCTCTGTATATTCCTTTCGGATATAATACTTTTCCCCGTCCTCAACGTGTGCCATGTTCCATATATCCATTACGCCGTTTCTGTTTAGTAGCGCACGGTCAAAAAGCTGTGTGCTTACGCTTAACTTTGTGGCGTTGCTGGCGTATTGCAGGCGGTTTGCAGAAAAGAAAATAGCATTGCCGCAGGCTCTTTCTCTCTCTGTAAAGCTCATATTTGTCATAACAAGCGATAGCTGTATTGCAAACGGCTCTATTTTCCCCTCGTAGTAAGCATTCCATGTATTTTCATCAAATTTATTTTGCAGAATATCCATATTTGTGCCATAATGCGTGCATACATTTTCCTGTATGTGCTGCATCTGCAATGCGTTTGGCGTATACGGTTTGCTTTCTACCTGTTTCAGCTCACTAAACTTGTTATCATAAATAATCATGCCGCTATCGTTGTCGGCGCTTAAGTTATCCTCTGTAAAGCGTTTCCGCTCTTTCTTTATATCCTCTGGTTTCAGTATATTTGCCACCTTTGCCAGAAAGCGGATATTTGCCGAATTTTTTACAGCGTTTATAATTCCCTCATTCTGCGTATGTATCAACTGCATAGTTGGTGCAAGCGTGCTGTTGTCCTCTCCGAAAAGGTCGTCTTTATATTCAAAGTCTGTCATAATGCCTACACGCTCAAACTCAATAGCTCCATAGCTGCCATTTGCAAACAGATACCGTAAATATAATTGTCCCTCGCTCTCTACCACCTCGCAGCGTTCAGCCCGCAGCGGATACCAGCCACATAAGCGCCCGTATTCGTCCTCGATAGGTATAATAAAAGCGGTGTGTTCCACCGCTACATACGTTGCCAGACGCTTTATAAATTTTGTTGTATCCATAAAGTAGTTGGGTTTATGCTGCAATGTCTTTTCCAGCGACTTAAGGGCGCTGCCCTCTATCTCCGGCTTTAGCTTGCTGCAATGTGTGGCAAAATTATTTATAGCCGTTCTGGTCAAATCCATTTCATACACGCCGCCGCTAAAGCTGGTAAACGTCGGGCTGTATCCGTTCAGCATTTTGAAATAATTACCTATGGCTTTTAATTCTTTGCCATGAAAAAGATAGTCTAAAAATTTCATGCCGTTTACACTCCTTTCTATGCGGCATTTTTAAGCAGCTCGCCGCACTCTTCCCAGTATTTCTGCCGCACGGTCATTGCATCTATGACAGATACAAAGCCGTCGATATGCGCCCGCTGCTCGATTTTTATAGGTCTGAATTTTCTTGTTTCCATGTTGTGCTTAAGCGCAACATTTAAGAAATGCGTCTTTAGTAAATTGTTGTCGGCAATCTTAAAATCGCCGTCTTTTATGATGCCCTCAAACTCCCGTATAACTGGTGTAAGGTTTTCGCCTTGGTAAACGTCGTCCATGTGAAAACCATAATTTGCCATATCGGTAATAAGGTACTGGGCGCTGTATCTGTCGTAGCCGATTTTCAACGGTCGTATGCCGTAATCTTCCAGCAGCATAGTAAACCAGCCGTAAACGTCGTGGTAATCTACGTAATTCTCGCCGCTTAAGGTTATCAGCCCCTTTTTAACGAATATGTCATACGGCACGCCGTCCGTAGCCTGTAAGTATTCCAGCCTGCCCCGTGGCATAAAGAACTGTGTAAACGCATACAGTGTACCGTCTTTCTGAATAACCACACTGGCTGCCGTTAAGTCCGTTGTCTGGCTTAAGTCGATACCGCCCACTGCGTAGCAGTCCCTAAAGTCCTCTAAGGTCTTTTCTACTCCGGCGTTCTCTACCGTCTGATATTCCAGCCATGCAATAGAGCTGTTCTGCTTGATATTGCAATACTTTGTAAGGAACTCTGCTTTTTTACTTAAGCTGCCCTCTGCTACTGCTATCTCGTCCATAAAGAAACTTTCTTTTACGGATACGCCCATGTTAGGGTTAGCCTTTTTCAGTTCGTCTATGTCGTTCCACTTCTCCACATCATCAATCATGTAAAGGAATGGTAATAGCCTGCGCTCTTTGCTGTTTCCTTTCAAGAAACTTGTGCTACGTTTCATTAGTTCATCATAAATACTGTCGTTGATATATCCGGCAGTGCTTATGCTCAATATCATAGGTTGAGTACGTGCGCCTAAAGCGGATTTCATAACCTCATACTGCTTTAGTCCAGCGTCCCCGCTCCATGCTGCCATTTCATCACATACCACAAGCTGCGGGTTAAATCCGTCTGACTTCTTGGCATTAAAAGCAATCGGTTTTATTACCGTGTTGCTCTCCGCAATATAAATATCGCTGCGCCGTTTCTTTGCCAGCTCCGCTAACTCGTCCTCTGCCTGTACCATTTGATAAAATCCGTCATACACCAGCGCCGCTTGGTCTAATTTCGGCGCTAAGCAGTATATTTCTTGTCCATACTCTGGCTCTAAGTACGCCATATATGCAATAATCGCAGATGCAAATAAACTTTTTCCGTTTTTTCTGCCAATTACAATAAAAAATTCACGGAAAATACGTATTTTTTCTGCGTCCTGTATGCCAAAAATAACAGAAACTATGGCTTTCTGCCATAGCTCCAACTTGATTAAATCATTACGTCCCTTGCTGTGGTGGCAAAAGTTCTCTATGAACCGTATAGCCTTATTCGCAGCCTTTGCATTAAAAAAATACTCCTGCTTTTGCAGCCCGTTCATAATGATTTCGTATATTTTCTTTATCCATTTTCCCGCTATGATTTCGCCGCTTGTAATCTTTGCGTGGTACTCATAGATATAATTTCGATAAGGCGGCAATATTGCTTACTCTTCCCGCAAAGCCGCCAGCCTGCTTGTCTTTCGTTTCGCAGCTGGTACTAATTCCGTAAGCTGCTTAATCACTGCTGCATAGTTCTTACTAAGCGCTATGTAGGTTTCTGCCTCTGGGCTTTTCTTTGTTCCCCACTGGTTCTGCCCGTTCTGGTACTCACTCGTCCAGCCGTCTTTTTCAAGTTTCGCCTGCAAGTCGTCCAGCTCAATGCTCATAAATGCAGCCTTTTCTATCAGCGGCGTTACTAATTTTCTTTTGTTTTCGTCTAAGTCCTTGAAAATTCCCTTAAGTCTGGTCTTTTCGGTCTTTATCCTCTGTTCTTTGGTTTTCTCTTTCTTTGTTGCCATTCCTTTACCCCGCTTTCCATTCCTGCGCCGCACCACACCCCCTACACCACCCGTGCGCACGCCCGTAGGGTAATTTTAGGGTATCCCCCTCGGTATTCGCCCCCTTTAATTATTTTTCTGATATGGGGGGAGTATGCCGCCGTTCTCGTCGAACTGATACCGCTTATGCCTCTCCTGTTTGTGGTGTTCCTTGTTGTGGCAGTCTTGGCACAACGCCTCTAAGTTATCCCAGCACAACGTAACGCTTATGTCGTTTATGTTCTCTCTGTTAAGCCAGCGCTTATGATGCACTATCTTTGCGGGCTGCCCGCAGCGTTCACAAATATAATCTTGTGACATTAAATAAGCGGCTCTGGTTTTTTCCCATGCCGCTGATAAATAAAAACTCTTAGCCCATGCTTTCATACCGTCCCCTCTCTTTCTTCATTCCCCAGCGCCCTAAGTTTCATGCGCTGGGTGGAGGCTAAAGAATGAATAGAAAAAGAGTAGGCAACTGCTGCCGCACATGGCTTAAGCTATCGCCTACTCATTTCATGCTACCATTGTATCTCTTTTGTTTTCCCATGTAAACACCACGTTTTTACCACGATATTACCCGCTGCTGCTCTGTTATCATTTCTCTTACTGGCACGCCTGCTGCTCTTAGCTGCTCGTATATACTCCTTATCTCGTGCCTAAACCAGCCTGCATACTGCATGGGTACTGGCTGATATTGCCGCCCCATAAATGGGTTATCCGCATACGCTGCCACCTGTGAAAACTCATATAGCAGCAGTGGCTTACTCTGGTCTAATAATAGCCGCAATATATATGCTGTCGTTCTTCCGTGTAGCCGTCCCTCTGGCGGCTGCCATATCCCAGTTATTATATATAACCTCTGCCACTCGTAAAGCTCAAATCCTAACGCCTGCTCTATATGCTTTATCAACCTGTCTGCCGCCTGCTGTTCTCTCGCTGTTTCCCGCTTTCTTTTTATCCATGCTTTTATTTTTTCAAACACTTACTTTACCCTCTCTTCGTCAATCCCCCACAATAATACTGACAGCTCGTTTATGATGCCCGTAACCCAGCGCCTCGGTGTGTTCTTTCCTGTATCCAGTTCCTCTGCGATTTCCGCATAGTCCATGCCCTGCATGAAATACATTTCAAAAGCCTTGTACTCTACACCTCTGCCTGCTGCCTCTCTGCGGCGCTCTATCTCTTCTACCGCTTTGTCTATATGCGCTGTCATTATCAATGTCTTAAAACGTGTGCGTCTGATACTCTCTAAGTATGTACGCTGCTGCTCGTCCGTCATACCCTTAAGCTCCAACTGCTGCCCGTCGCTTATTGCGTTCTCAATATGGAAAACCGCATCACGGTAGCATTTCATAAGCGTAAAAGTGTTGTGGTATTTCTCTTTCTTTCGCTCCTGCTTTTCCTGTCGTTTCAGTTCCGTTATTGCAGCCTTTGCCTGTTTCTGCATCAGCTCTGTTAATTCGCTTTCGTGCAGCTGTACCCAGCTTTCAGCCTCTGGCGGCATTTCTACCCCTGTTGCCGCTGTTGTCTTTGTTTCTTCCTGCTCCATGTTCTGTACCTCGCTTTCTGTTAATTAAACGGCAGCTCTTCGTCTGCTCCCTCTGGGATATTCATAAACCCGTCACTCTCCGGCAGCTGCTGCCCTCTCGCCTCTGCCTCTGCTTTGCTCTCTCCGAAGCCTACGCTATTTGCCACAACCTCTGTGTAATATACCTTACTGCCCGTGCGCTGGCTCTCGTAGCTGCCTGTTTTAATCTTACCAGTAACCTCTGCCCTGCTGCCTTTGCTTAACCATTTCTGCGCCCATTCCGCAGTACGTCCGAAACACTTAATATTTATAAAATCTGTGTCTTTCCCGTCGTCTACCGCAAGCGTAAAGCGGGTAATAGCTGTGCTATTGTCCTGCCCGCCATATCTAAGCTCTGGCTCTCTTGTAAGCCGCCCTGTAAGTGATACGTTATTCATTCTCTCTGCCCCTCTCTTCCAGTTTGTCCAGCTTTGAAAATATAGCCAGCAATTCCAGTGCTATAATTCCCAGTAAAATATTAGTCATTTTCTACCGCCTCGCTTTCTTCTCTCAATCCTGCTGCCATATTGCTAAACGCCGCTGCTACGTTCTCGCATATTGTCGCCAGTGCTGGCTTTATACTCTGCACCCAGCTGTTAATAGCTGCCGTCAATGTTTCTGCTGCTGTTGGCAAGGTTTTATTTATCTGTCTTGCCATTTTTCTTGCAAGCCTGCGCTGTTTTCGCTTGTCCAGCTCTAACGGCGGGTTTACTCCATGCTTTTTCTTATAGTTCTTTTTCCACTGTCTGTATTTCACTGCTTACGCCCCTTTCTCCATATCGTATACGGCAATATCCATACTGGCGCTGTTATTATCAACACCGCTTTTGCTGTGCATATCGTCACAAATACTGCTACGTCTACTGCTGCCTGTCCAATTTCTTCCACTGCATCTACTATGCCGTCCATATACTCAAACATTTACTACCCCGTTTTCCTGCTTAATCTCAATATTTCTGCCGCCTCGCTGCTTTATGATTGCCTCTACGTGCAAGTATGCAGGCAGCATAACCACGCTGCCTGTTCGTAACTGATATTCTACGCTTTTCCGCATCTTCTCGTATTGCTCTGCCTTGCAAAACGCCGTACAACCCAGAATAATTGTAAATACCTGTGCTTTCTTCTTTTTCCGCTGCCGTCTATTCATGTTCTGCCCCGCTTTCCGTGTCCGTTTCGGACACCTTACCTGTATAGTCTGTTACTCTGATACCCAGAATACAGTAGCCCTCTGTAAGCCCTGTATAATCTTCCAGCATATAAATAATATCTGCATCAATCGTGCGCCCTGTGTGCTTACCGTCCTTAAATTCCAGCATTTTAAGGCTGTCGCCCTGTTTGTATCCTCTGTCATTCTTCCGCAGCTCAAAGCTCTTTTTCCCGCTTATTACGTCCTTGTAATCAGATGCCACTATCTTTAATTCATGCTGCTTATGCTCTATATTCCCCTCGCTTGGCAGATGCTCCATTTTTTCTGTGTCTGCCCGCTCCTGCAATTTTTTCTTTGTCTGGCGGTCTATAGCGTCCTGCTCTTCGCTGTATCGCTGTTCGTCTGTCTTTTCAGCCTCTGCCTTATTTATGTACTGGTCGCATTTCTGGCACGTTCCCGTTTTTACGTTGCAGTCCTTGTATTTCTGGCAGGAATAGCACAAAGATGTTATGCTTTCTGGGTGCGGTGTTTCGTAATCGTCCCCCGCCTTTTTCTCTGCTACCTTTTCCGCTATTTCCTTTGCCCTCACATTTTCGCCCGCTGCTGCTTTTTCCGCTATTTCTTTCTGCTCGTCCTCGTCCAGCTTGGCTGCCTCGTATGCAGCAGTGATACCTAAATTGCCCTCTTTCAGCTGCTCTTTAATCTCCGGCGTGGCGTTGTTGTTGATTGCGTCCATTCTGGCTACGTTTGTGCTGCTCTCATTTATCATAGCCGCCACTAAATCACGCATTTTGCCCTGTATCTCTAAGCCGTCCTCTTCCTTGGCTCTGATAAGCGCCGCTTTGGTACGCTCTACTAATCTGGTTTTTTCATAGGCTGTAAGTTCCTGCGTATATCCGTTGCCAGCCAATAAGCGCAGCTCATACATTGCCTCGCTCATGTCCATAAAGCGGTAAAGCACTTTCTCATACTCTTTATGCCCCCGCTCTAAGTTCAAAATATTTGCCGCATTACGTCTGTGTCCGTCGATTATACGGTATTCCCCGTTTACTCTCGCCAATACTGTAGGCTGTTCCTGTCCTACGTGTAAAAAGCTGTCTGCCAGCTCTTCTATGTTCTCTAATTTCTGGTGTGTATTCTCCTGCGCTGCCTTTACCTCATAAGGGCTTAAATAAATCTCTTTGTATCCGTCCGTCTGTGCCTGCTGCCCTGCTGCTTTCGTCTTTGCGTTCAGAATGTCGTTAATACCAAACTTTGCCATATTCTCTACCTCGCTTTCTCAATCCTTTGTTTTTTCTTACACTGTCCCATTACTCCGTTGCACATTTCGCACGTTCTCCAATGCTCGCAAGCGTCGCTTTTCGGGCATTTCTTCCCTGCAAATTTGCTGCCCCAGTTCCAGCACTCCGTACCGCCAGTCCTGCGGCAATGCCAGTAAACGCATAATCTCTCTTTATGTGCCACGCTTGCTACCTCGCTTTCCCTGTGTACGCTGTTACAAATTTCTTGTACCCCTGCGCCGCTCCGCAGCATGGGCTATACTCATAAATCGGCTTACGCATGAAAGTATTTTCTGCTACTTTCTTGGAATACCGAATAATACCCAAAATATTAAAATCTGTCTTTTGTTCCAGCCACTCTACGCCTGCTGCCTCGCCGTCTGTGTTCTGGTATGACGTAATCAGCACGCCTGCCAGCTTTAATGCTGGGTTAAATACCTTTGCGTCCTCTATCTGCTCTGTCACAATGTCCAGCCCCTCTAAAGCGTCCTCGTCCACCTTTACGGGTACTATTACCTCGTCCGTGATTGCCAGCGCATTTACAACATTAAGCCCAATATCCGGCGGGTTATCAATGATGCAGTAATCATACTTGCCGTATATGGTGCAATCTCCGTAATACTGCATCTTTGCATATACCAGCGCTTTATATCTCTCTATCTGGTTTTCGCTGTCCTCTTTGGTTAAATTCCATGTAGCCCCAAAAAGTGACATATTCGCCGTTACAATGTCGATACCCTCATACTCTGTATGCTGTATCAGCTCGTCTGCGTTTTCCCAGTCCCCAGCCAGTAGCCTTGTAACTGGTGCTACGTTCTCTGCATCATATCTGCTGTACGCCTTGCTTAAGTTTCCCTGCTTATCGTTGTCAATCAGCAGCACCTTATAACCTCGCCTGTAAAGCTCATACGCCATGTTTGCCGCTGTAAAGGTCTTGGCTACGCCACCCTTTAAATTCAAAATGCTTATTGTTTTCATTCTTTGCCTCTCTTTCCTGCGTTCGCCTCTAACGCATGGTTACTGTTTCCTGTTCTTTTGTAAGCTCGTCTGAATGTAATAAATACTGCTCTATCAGCTGCGCTGCTGGCTGCCAGCCGTAGCAGACGGCGGTATAATAGCCCTGCTGCCGTAGATACTCTAACCACTCTTTCTGTTTCTTGGTCGTCGTGTTCTTGCCCGCCTTAAGCTCTATGTAAAGCCCGTGATACCCAGCCCTTGCAGCTGGTAGCATAATGTCTGGCACACCAGCCTTTACGCCCTGCCTCTTAAGCGCCACCGCTGTTGCTGCATCACGTTTGCCGCCGTTTGGCACATGATACATATATTGCAGTTCCGGCATAAGCCCTGTTCTGTATGCAGCCCAGCTAAATAATGCCTCTTGATGCCCGCTTTCGTCGTCCAGTCTAAAGTTTCTCATTTTCTCGCCTCGCTTTCTGCTTAAATTCTACATACTGGCAAATTCTAAAAAGTAGCCCGTCCTTATGCGGCTTGCTGTTCTCTATCGCCAAAAGCGTTATTGTTTCCTCGCTTTGTAGTCCTGCATTTCCCAGTACGTCCCAGCGGCATATATCGTAGTATCTGCACCGCAGGCAGCAGCGCTTACAGTCCTTGCCTTTCTGGAATAACCAGTATTTAATTTTTTCTATCATGTTTTCTGCCCTTTCTGCTGCCGCTGTCTTTCCAGCTCTCCTGCTGTTCAAAAATAGCCGCCGCAATTCTAAACGCCAGATATGCTGCCACAATCAGCTCCAGCAGTCCGGCTATTATCAACACTGCTGCAATGGCAATACCCTTGATTATCTGCATTTCAGCCCCCCCTATCTGTTATTTTTACTAAGGTGTATCTTAAATACCCATAGCCGTAATACTCTGGGCTGTGTACCCCCATGCTTACGCTGTTCTTGTCCACGTAATAGCCCTTTATTGCCTTTGGCTCTTTCTTGAAATACTCACGGTCTGAAATTATGTGATACTCTGGCTCTGGTCTTACTAAATTCTTGCTGCAATTCCAGCGCTTACCCTGTAATGCTCCGTCAGTACCCTTTTTGTGCGTTCCTGTGTACTTGATTAAATAGCTTGCCAGTTCTGCATAGTTGCCGCTGTCGTCCAGAGGGAATACCTTTACTCTGTTATGCCCCTCGTATGCCTTATACCAGCAGCGCTGTAAAATCTCTGTGTCAATTTTATTTACTACAAGGTGGTGATGCCTCGCACCTTTCTTGCCTATCTCCATAACGTGTATGTATTTGAACTCTAACCCTGCTTTTCTGTACTCCTTTCTGCACTCCCTCAAAAATACGTCTATGTCCTGCCGCATCTGCTCCGGCGTTCTGTCTGGCTGCCCTTTCCTGCGGATATAATCAAGCACTAAATGGTAGTCCCCATAACCATAGTTCGCATTTATGAGTATCCTTAACTTTCTCTCTGCCTGTCTGGTGTTTACTTTCTCCTGCTCTTCTTTTGTTGGCTTTACCTTATCCCCTCTGCTGATACCTTTCTTTTTGTATCTGCTGGTAAAGTACCTCTCTATCTCTATCGTATTCCCCGCTTTTGTTACCCTCTCTACGTATGGCATATATCTACCTCTCTGTCGGTTCGTTAATACTTTTATCAAGTGTTAAAACGGGCTGCTTGCCCGTTAAATTTCTTGACTTTGCGCCATACATAGCTTATAATTTTTATAGTATTTCAAAGCTGTATAGCTTAGCGCCTATGGTGTTTCCCCACCGTAGGCGCTTTTATTTTTCATGTTTCCTGCCACTCTCTTATGCGGCTTAAGGCATACTCATAAGCCCGTTTATATGCAGCTGTGCAAGCGCTGGCGGTACAGCAGTTCTCATGCCCCATAAGGCTACATAATCTACGCTCGTAACAATGCTTGCACTTATGCAGCTTTGCGTAGTCGCTCGCTACCCGCTCCTGTCGCTTTTCCTCATATTCCAGATGCCGTTTAATCTGGTTTGCATCTATAACCGCAATTCCCAGCATATTTGCTGTATGTATTTCTCTGTCCATTCCCTCTGTTATGCCGTATTTCACACCAGCAATAACAAAATCGCAGCCTTTCAGCAGCGCAAGCCCCGCAGCCATGCCCCTTGCCCGCTCTTCCGGCTTTTTATCGTCCATGCACTGCGTCATATATAAATGTGGCGTAATGGGTGCTAAGCCCGCCTCTAACGCCTGCCGTGTCAGCTGCTGTGCATAATCTATGTTTCTGTCCAGCTCTGCGCCGTCTTTCGCCCTGTATGGGCTGCATATATAAACCTTTCTCATGCCTTTTTACCCGCTTTCTGTTGTGCCTCTGCCCGTGCCTGTTCATTTCCTGCCAGATATGCTGCTAAGCACATCAGCTCGTCTGCTCCCTTTTGGTCTATAAAATTACAATCAACGCAGCATTTACAGTACCCCGTAATCTGTAAATATCTGTCGTATACTTCCTGTGGTGTCTGGCACTGCTTTAAGCTGTCCACCATGCCTACAAGCTGCTGTATTGCCTTTATGCCTGCCTCTCCGCCCTTTCCGTGTGTCCCTACTGTAATCTGCCGTATTTTTGTTGCGCCGTCTGCTCCTAAAATTGTTTTACTCTTCATTCTGTGCCTCGCTTTCTTCCTTAAACCCAGCCAAAAGCATAGTCATTGCATCTATCGCTGTATCAAAATGTTTTCCCAGCTCTGCTGCGTCAATAAGCCCCTGCTTTGTGTTTCTTCCGTTCCCTTTCATTACTTGCGTTTGCAAAATAGGTTTTAACTGGCTAAGCCCAGCTATGCTGTTCTCTAACTCTTCCTCACTCACGCAGATTTTTACATAGCCCTTGCCGATATGTTCAACACTCATTTTCTGCCTCTTCCTTTCTTCTAATCAGCCGTACCGATACCTCATAAGCTGTGCGCTGTTCTCTTTCTCCTGTGGCTGCATCAAGCACCTTTTCATACTGGCGGCTCTGATACCGTCCCAGCAGCTCTACAGTGTCGCCCTGCTGCCACTGCGCCGCCTCGTCTGCCTGTTCCTGCCAGCAGATGCACGGTAAAAAGCAGCTGCCGCCTGTAAGCTCATTTCTTACCTTTACCGTAATATCAGTAATGCGCTTGCCTCTCGGTGTTTCTCTGTATGTTGGCTTATTCGCTATAACGCCTCTTACTGCTGCCTCGTCCTGCTCTACTGCCTTTTCCTATACCGCCACAAAATCTGCCAGAATATATACCAGCAGTCTACCGCTCTGGAAGTCCTTAAGCGTCTGCACCTTACCTGTCAGTAAAAGCCTGCTGCCCTCTACAAATTCCTGCATAACGTCAAACTCTATGCCGTTGCAAGCTCTGTATGGTACATCCTCTGCAAATACTACCGTTACCTCGTCCGGCACGCCGCTTGGTCTTACCGTTTCCAGCTTTGCCATATAACCACAAAACGGCAGCCCGCATAGCTGCTTAATTTCCTTAATCTGTGTAAGCGTTCCTACCAGTCCCGCTGCATTTTCCTTGATACCGCCACCTGTAAGCTCGTCCATGATTGCAGTATCTAAATCCCGTAAAAAATCCGGCTTTTTCTTTGTCATACTTCCTGCCCTTTCCTTTCCTGTATGTATATGGTGTAGTAAAGTGACATCTGCAAATCACTAAACTTATACTGCGCTGTCTGGTCTGGCTCTAATGGTTTCATAAGCCCCAGCTCTTTCCAGCGTCTGTGCGTTATCTCCGGCACTGCTCTAAACTTCTTTACCTCATGCCCGCTGTATTTTCGGTATTCCTCGCTTATCTCATGGTCTGCAAACGGTTTGAACGCTGCCAGATACCCTACGTAAACCTCTGCTTTTCCCTCGATAATGCGCAGGCGGTCTGAACTCTCCAGCGTGCCTATAAATTCCTTTACTGTCACTGCCTGCCTCTCCTATTTCTCCGGCATTTCGTACAGCCTCGGTATTACTGCTGCAAACGGCTGTACGTCCATGCCACCCCTTACTATAGCTGCACCGCCAGCCGTAAGCAGATAGCTTACGCACGCTTTCTGTATCTCGTCCAGAACCTCTAAGCAGCGCTCTTTTGTGGCATACTCTCCGATTTCCTCTAAACACCCGTCACTTATGCAAATTACGTGGCGCTTTTTGTCTGCCTCTGCGCCGCCTCTCTTTTTCTTTACGTCCTCATACTCTCCGTACTCTACGCAGGCGTAATTACCGCCCAGTCTATACAGCTTTTCTTTATTCTGGCTGCGTATGTATACCTCACTCATTTCCTGCCTCGCTTTCGTCCTTATGCTCTTGGTAGCCCTCTAAGTAGCCTATTGCCTCTACGTCAATGTCCTTGCCGTCCTTACCGTCGCTGTTTATCCGAATTTTGCCGTAGTATGAATAAATACAGCAGCCGTCATAGTCGTATACCCTTATGCTGCCCTCTGTGGCTGCCTCTGGCGTTTCAATAACCAGCGGCTCTGCCTGCTGCATCTGTGCTGCTACCTGTTCGTCTGTCACTGGCTCGCTGTTCTTTCCTCTGTACCAGATAACCCACATAAACAAAATGATTGCCAGCACGCCTGCTGCTATAATGGCTGCGCACTGTATCAGCATCTTAACTATCTGTCGTTTTCGTTTCCTCATAGTTTCAGCCTTTCTCTTTCCTCGTCCCAGTCAAAACTTGTGCAGGCTATGCAGCGCTTGCAGCGTTCTATAGGCTCGTCGTCCCCGTCGTGTGAAAATCCCAGACAAGCGCCGCCGTCCATTCCGGCTGCGCCCCATTTTTTCTGCAAACTGCATTTTTTTATACGCTGCTTTATCCGGCACTCTTTGCATATAACCTTTTGTCCAGCTGTGCAGCCCTTACACCTTGCATGGTACTTAGCCCACTCTCTGCTTGCTCCTGTTCCCTCGCTTTCCCAGCCAATTACCCACTTGCCGCATACGTCGCAATATACCTGTGTTGTTACCGTCCTTGTTATTCCCATGTCTGCCCCTTTTCTGCCTCAAAATAGTAGTTGTCTACTATCAGCATTTTTTTACTGAAAATGCACATAAGCCCCAGCGGTACTGTAATAACCGCTATTGTTATGTCGCCCTCTGTCGCCCATACTGCCAGCACGGTAACTGCCAGCATTGCAAGCCCGTAGGCTTTCTGCTTAATGAAATACCAGCGGCGGGCTTTCTTTGCCTGCTCCCGCTGCCGCCTCTGCTCTTTTTTCTTGCGCATATCTGCTATGGCATCTGCATAGCCTCTCTGGTATGCGTCCTCTACTATCAATGCCTCTGCTGCCATTCTCTGCCTCTCTTCCTTTCGGCGGCGCTCTCTGTCTTTCCATGTGTGCCGCTCTCCTGTTCTGGCGTTTGGTTTTACCGTGCGGGCTGCTTTTCGCATTAAAAAGCAACTGAAAACCTGTTGACCGTCCACATACTTTCTGGCTGGTATGACCGCCGCTATTTTTCCACGGTATACAGATTGCAGCTATTAGCCTGCTGCCCTCTGCCGCAGGCTCGCCATGCCTGCTACGCAATGTGCCGTGTGGGATTTGAACCCACGACTTGCCGCTTATGAGGCGGCTGCTCTAACCGCTGAACTAACGGCACTCGTGGCGGCTGCTGCCGCCTACTCATTAAATAAAAAGCCTTTCTCTATTAAAAACCTTATCCAATCGCAGCCCGTTACGTCGTCCCGCTCAATGAATTTGTAAAAGCCCTCTGCGTCCTCTATTTCATATTTCTTCAAAATGTTTCTTGCATTCTTTACTGCTGGCGTGGTAAAAACATTCTCTGCGTAAAATGTAGCCTCTACAGTTCCGTAGTTATTCTTTCCTGCTGGTGTTCTCATTTCCACTACAACTACGTTCCTTTTGCTTTTTCTCCCTACTCCCTTTCTTATTACTACCGCCTCGCTGAATAGCCAGCCATTCCAGCCGCTGCGCATAGGTGCGAACTGTGTACGTGGTACTTTTACTAAATCGCCCGCCTGCAATTTGTTAAAATCTACTTTTTTCATGCTCCTTACCTCTCTTTTGTTCTTCTGGTTTATAATGCCTGCTGCCCCGCTGCTGCTGTGTAGGTTTTCAATGTAAGCCCGCAGCGTTTGAACTCTCTATAAATTGTGTCCCTATGTGTTCCCAGCGCCTCTGCAATATCGCTTACGCTGCTGCCCTGTTTACTCATAGCCTCTATGGTCTGCCTGTCCTCGTAGTGCAGACGCTTATACTTTCGTTTTGCCATGTTCTATGCTCCTTTCCGTCCTCATTTGCTTTTTATGGTAAAAAAATAAGCGTGTCAGAGTTTTTACGCTCTGCACGCTCTTCTTTTCTGCTGTTTCCTATAAAAAAAGAAAATCGGCAGAGGCTTTATAACCTCTTGTCGATTTTCATTCTAAAACTTATCTTTAAAAATGTCAACATTAAAATCGACATTTTTTCATGTTTTTATCGTTTTGCCATTTTGCACAATACGTAGCCTGTTTTATTGTGTATTTTCACTTTTAGGCAGCGCAGTAGTAAGGCTGCCACTGCTGCCAGCCTCTCACGCTCCCTGTATCCGTTGTTATGCAAGCTGCTTTACCTCTTCCTTGAATAGTTCCCCTGCTGAATGGTAGTCATGTATTTTGCGTGGGTATCCGTTTATCCAGTTCTCTATACTCTCTACCTCTTCCTCTGTCCTGTCGTCAAAATTTGTGCCTTTCGGTATCTTCCGGCGTATCATCTTATTTGTTACCTCATTCGTGCCACGTTCCCAGCTACTGTAAGGGTGGCAGTAATATACTTTTGTCCGCTTTTCTCCCTCGTTGATAATAGAACGCTGTAAGCCCTCTGCGTCTGCAAACTCACTGCCATTGTCTACCGTGATTGTCTTAAATACCCGCTTAAACATATCAGCGCCCCATTTTCTTTCTAATCTATCCAGCGCCGCTACTACTGCCTCGTCTGTATGGTCTGGCAGCTTAAATATAATCTCGTTTCTGGTTTTCCGCTCTGTCAGTACCAGCAGCGTATTTTTTGACTTTCCCCGCTTGCCTAAAACGCTGTCCATTTCCCAGTTGCCGAACTCTTCCCGTGTATCTATCTCTTTCGGGCGTTTCTCTATACTCTCGCCTGCTGCTGCCCTTGACTGCTGCCGCTGCACTTTCTTATATTTTCGCTTTTTATTTTTCTTTACTGGCAAATTCTTATTAGACAGCTTAAGGAAAATGCCCTTATCAATGTAGCTGTATAAGGTCGTTACGCATACCGTTACGGAAAAGTCCCCCTCTTTCCCCTGCGCTTTCAGCTCTCCCAGTACCGCCGCTGGGCTGTAATCTTCATTTACTATTTTATCCTCTATGTAATTTGCGTATGCAATATCATTTCCTATTTTAAGCTGTGTGCCTCTCGCCTTTAAGTTTTCCTCTGCCTTTTCCTGTGCAATATCTGGACTATAGCGCAGTTCTTCCGTATAGTCGCTGTTTCTGTGCATATACTGCCCTCTCTTAAGCTCATTATATATAGTGCTGCGGTGTACGCCCAGCTGCTCTGCTATCTCTATCACGCTATGCCCTGCTTTTTTCAACGCCTCAAGGCTTATACGGTCTGTCCATGTCAGCTGTCTGCTGCCTTTCTTATTCGCCATTTCTGCTACCTCTCTTTCGTTCCTGTTCTTTCCCCATATACGACGAAAAGCCGCAAACTCTTTTACAAGTCTGCGGCTTATGCCTTTACCTATTTACAACACTTTTTACAAGCGGTGTATTTCTTCTTTGCTTGGCTTAGCGGTATGCTCTTTGGGTTTTTCATTCCCGAACAGTTAGGCTTACTATGGTATTTTTTGTTGCTACGGTCTACATATACTGTAGTTTCTCCCGTATGCTGGCTTACGCTGGGCGTTGCGTTCTCGATTACGTCAAGCTCTATATTGCACCCGAACGTCTGTACCCCCCCCCCAGAAATTTCCAGTATTTCTGCGGTGTAGCGGGCTTTCGGGTACTTTCTCGCTAAGTCCCCCGCCAGTTCTGCCGATAGATTGCCTATTACCTTATCGCCCCACTTTACGTATGCGGCAGGCTCTCCGTTGTATGTGTACTTTTCTACTGTAATATCTTCACTACCGGACATTTTGCTTAAAATATCCTGCCTGTTTTCTCCGTCCTCATTATTGAACGTCACGCCTACTACTTTCGTTCTGATTGTATCTAAAACCCTGCTACCAGATGCGGCGGCAGGCGCTGGTGTTCTGTTTCCGTTCTCTTTTCCTGCGCTTTTCTTTTTCAGTCCAAAATAGGCGCATACTGCCGCAATCACAATACAACCCACCCCACCTGTTATATTTCCAGACGGCAGCGCCGTTAAACCGCTTACTGCAAATAATGCAGCCACTACCAATAAAATTACCTTTTTCTTTGTCATAGTAAGCCCTCGCTTTCGTTTCTACTTCAATTCTAAAATTTCATCAGCAGAGGCGTTAAGCTCTCTGCAAATTTTCGCAAGTGTTATTGCGTTTGGCGTAAGCTCGTTGTTTTCCCAGCGGCTTATATCTTTCTGGTATACTTGCAGGCGCTCTGCAAGTTCCTTTTGCGTCACGCCTGCCGCTTTTCGTGCTTTTTTAATGTTTTCGCCTAAATTCATGCCTTACCTCTCTTTTCTCTTGCCCTCAAAATGAAAGCAACCAGCAGCTTTACCAGTCCTACTGCTACTAAAAATACTCCTAATTTTAAAAGCATACTCTTTACTCGGCTTTGGGTTTGTGTTATATTTCTTATAGGCGGCGGGCTTATCGCCCGCCTGTTGGTTAGGGCTTTCGCCCTAACCTATGTACTTACCAATTATGATAAGTATTGTTCCTATGATTAAGTCTATCACTGCACTGATTGCCAATTCTTGCCAGTTGATAGGCTTTTTCTTTTGTTTCTTTTTCTTACCCATTGTGCCGTTTCTCCTTTCCAGTGGCTTTGCCTCTTATTTGTTCTTATCTCCTTTCCATGATTTTATTATATACCTTTTTCGGTATATTGTCAACACTTTTGTATAGATTTCTAAGAAAATCGCAAAAAAATAGAGGGCAGACAGCGAACCGCCCACCCTCGAAAACTTAAGCTAATCTTGTGGCATAATCTAAGCTAATCCAGCCTGCGCCACTCTTCAAGCGTCCCCAGCCAGCACTTGCGCCCTGTCCGGCTTTCACTTCCACAATGGTAAATACTCCCTTTCCTGTGGTTTCTCCCGTCTTTGCATAGTTCGTGCCTGCTCCTGTTCTGATATTAAGGTCTAAAATATCTACCTGTACGCTAAACGGAACGCCTGCGCTTGTCTGCTGCCCCGCTGCGGTATATACCGCCTTGCCGTTATCATCATATACAGTATAACCCGCCTTGCAAGCGCTCTTTGCATTTTCCAGCGACGTAAACGCCCCCAGCTGGCTTGCTGCGTCCGTCCAGCTCTTGCGCACTCTGTAATACTTTGTACCGTTTCCTGCTGCATACTTTTTATAGTATCCCTCGCCGTACTCTGCACGCTTTTTCTTTACTGTTTCGCTCTGGTCTGCTGGCTTTTCATATCCAGTAAGAACGGCATCAGATGCAGCACGCACACTGCCCGCCTTTTTCAGTGCGTCCATTACTGCTGTGTATCCCTGCAATTCTTCCCATAAAAAGCCCAGCTGCATATTAAGGTCTGCAATGGATACGCCCGCCTGTTTTGCATGATTAAGCAACGCCTGCTTTCTGCTCCAATACGTCCACTGCGCCAGCCCATAGCCTGCACTGTCCTTTACAAAATTGCCATAGCTGCCATTATCCACCGCTGCTGTATATTCTGCGTCCGTCTTACCCAGCTTATTGTTATAGGTGTTCTGTAAGTTGTTCGGCATAAGCCCGCTTTCAGCATACAGATTACCCATAATACCAGCCACGGCATAAGCATTTAAGCCCTTTCCTGTAAGAAAATTCCAGATTGTTTTTTCATTGCCGCCCTGCGGTGTTTCTGCCTGTCCGCTGATTTTACGCTTAAACTCGTCCCATGTGTGGGCGCTGGTGTTATATACATACGGGTTAGGGCAAATCTTGCCCGTTACGTCGTAATGTCTGATTACATGAGATGCAGGCACGCCGTATTTATTCATAAGGTAACGGGTAAGCTCTGCCGCTGCCTCTACTGTTGCGTCCTCAAAATACCAGTCTTTATCTGTTGCGCCCATGCTCTTTGTGTTTTTCTTCCTTACGCACATTTCAATACCGATACTATTAGCGTTTCGGCACTCTGCGTGCTTATAGCTCGACGCTCCGCAATGCCACGCTATATTAGCGTCCTCTACGCACTGCCATACCTCGCCGTTAAATCCTACAAAGTAATGCGCCGACGCATTTCTATTGCCGCCGCCATAATATCGGCAGTTGTCCTCTGCGCCGCCCAGTGCGCCTACATAATGGATAACAATATACTTAATTCTGGAAACGCTGCCCTTATTGAAATTGTACTTACTTATCTTTCTGTTAATGTTCATATTTCCTGCCTTTCCGCATACAAAATAAGCGCCTGCGGTGTCCCGCAAGCGCTCTTTGCTGCTATGTCCTTATTATTCTTATCTTTCCTGTGTCCTGTGTTCCTCTACGTTGCCTGTGGTGCTGTCCCCGTCCAGTTCGTCTGTGTCCGGCAGTTCGTCCGTATACTTCGCCAGAAACTCCCGCACCTTTTCCCATACCTTTTTTACGGGCAGCCCGCATAATGCCATATTCTTAAAAATGCTCACTACTTCATAGGCAATGTAGAGCAGTGCGAAAAATTCAGCCACGCCCACGGTATCAAGCCCTAAATATGTACGTACCTGCTCCGGTATAAATCCGATTAAGTTAATCTTAATCAGTACGTCGATTGCCAGCATGAATACCAGAGAAATAAGCATACCTACTTTTCTGATAGCCCCGTCAATGCCTGCGCAGCTGTTAAATTTCTTTTCTTTGATTGCACGCAGCACGCCAAAAACCGTGTCGCACACAATCGCCAATACTACCAGCTGGATAATTTTGTTATGTGCCGCCGCCTCAATAAATTCTGTAATAGTCATGTTCATAAATCCTGCCTTTCTCTTAATTGCAAATCTTTTGCCCGCTCTTTCAGCTCTGCGCCGTCGTAGCTCGCTGTCTGCTCCCAGCTTTCCAGAGTGGCTATTAAATCAGCAATAAGCCTGCTTTGCTTTTCTATGGTTTCCTGTTGTTCTTGTACTACCCTTAATAAATTGCTACTCATGTACTCGCTCCTGCATTTTGCCGCTTAAGCAGCCTTTTCTATGGCTGCCTCTGCCAGCGTTTCTATTTTCTTTCGTAGGTTATAGCTGTCGGCGTGTCCTGCGTGTCCCGTCCAGCTCTGTATACTCTTTTGTAACTGCTCTTTTGTGATTTTCCCGCTCTCGCACTTCTTGATAGTGCGCTTTATGCGCTTTATGCTGTCCTTTCGTACTTTCCTGTGCGTTGCCCTGTGTTTGTAGCCTACAAAGTCTATACCGTTCTTTGCTGCCAGTATGGTAGTTTTCGGGTTAAACTCTAACTTAAGCTCTTCCCGTAAGAATTGCTCTATCCGTGCAAGCCAGTTGCGCAGCTGTTCCTTGTCTGGGCTTAATATTACAAAGTCGTCCATATAGCGTATGTATGCCTCTACGCCCAGCTCATGCTTAATAAACTGGTCTAATGCGTCCAGATAGATATTTGCAAATAACTGACTGGTAAGGTTTCCTACTGGTATCCCTACGCCGTCCGGCATATTGCCGTTGTGGTCTATTATCCTGTCCAGCAATGCCAGTACCCCAGCGTCTTTTATAACCTTACGTATTTCAGTTTTTAATACCGCATGGTCTATGCTTTGGAAATAGTGGTGTATATCTGCCTTGATAGCATAAAGCGGCTGGTCTGGGTGGTATTTGTTCCACTCATACAGCCACTCTTTTAGCGTATCAGACGCAGCGTGCATACCTTTACCTTTCCGGCAGGCGTAAGACTGCGATATAAACCGCTTATCAAATATAGGCTCTAACACGTTGTTTATGGCGTGCTGTACCACCCTGTCATAGAACGGCAGCGCCATTATCTGCCGCTCTTTCGGTTCGTACACCTTAAAGTAATGGTATTTGCTTGGCTCATAGGCAAGGTTTATAATATCTTCCCGCACCTTGTCTAAGTTTTCCTCTTTGTCTTTCGTAAAAATCAGTACGTCTTTTCTGTGGCGTTTACACTTTCTGGCTTTGTTATAGGCTTTCTGTACGTTTCCATAGTCGCCCATAGCCTCTAAAAGCGTAATGCGCCGCCCGTCCTTATCGGTAATGTATCCTACTCTCTTCAAGTATTAAGCTCCTGCCTTTCGCCGTAGCTACTAACCAGCAGCCGTATTTTTTCTCTTTGCCTCACGGCGGGACAGCCACTCTGACTATAGGATATTAAACACTCGGTCTTATCCCTTTCTAAGTCCTTGCCAGTATTCCGTAGAACTCTGTGCCTGTAATGTTCTCACTAAGTCACACGCCCCACGAGCGCCAATGTTCGTATTGACATTCCACGGGTAATTGTTGCAATTCACGGCACGAGCGCCGCAATTCGCCCCATTGTTCCAGTTGCCGCCCGCTATCAGCGCCGCCAGAGGCTGTAAGTAAGCAGCTGCCCCATATCCTG